CCGAGTGCATCAGCCTCGTAGGAGTAGCGACCTTCCTTCACATCAAAAGGGCGCTCCGTTTGATTGTCCCCTCCGTCGCATTCGTCGATTTCCTCATCACACTCATCGAGTTCTTTATCACATTCATCAATAACATTGACGGCATTGTAGTACTCATGCATCAACTGGTCTTCTTGATCATCGTTTTCGGCATCTTTTAGCTTCTGGACCAAGACGTTGATGTACATCTGCACATCATCCGGACCGATGCCGAGACGGGCTGCGGCTTTGGTCATGCCGGCTTGCGACAGACTAACCCCGCCCTTGATCTGCTGGTCGGTAATAGGAATGTTGTTGAGCAATTGATGCAGGCGACTTACCGTCGCCTCGGTGGCATGTTCGTCCAACGGTTCGTTGGCGCCCATCAGCGGATTATCACTGAAACGAGGATCGTTGGGTCGTATCTTGAGATCAGCTTTGCCGTGGGTGCTGAACTCCTGTTTGTCGAAATCATGCAACGTTGAGACGTCGTGCGAACCGTAATCAAACTCAGCTTGTTCGACAATGCGCATAAAGTTCTTCATCATCTCACTTCTCCCCGCCCAGCGTGCGGGTCAAGATGACTTTCTTGCCGTTGCCATCAAGGTAGACACGACGGAGTTCGCCATGACTTTGATCGGAACTTCCCAGCAGACTGCGGCGAACCTCTGGTTTGGTCTTGGGTTTCCAAGTGACAAACGGCGCATCTTTCACCGCAGCATTATGGTTCGCCGTGTCCTGGTCTTTCAGGTCGAGCCATTTGAACGGCGCATTTTCCACCCGATCCACCGCCACATGACGTTCGTCCTCGACCGAGGCGAGATACTTCAGCAACTCGATGTTGTAGTCGGTGCCAAATAGATCGCAGTCAGGGTCGCTGTCGCTATAGTCGGCGTCTTGCAGCAAGGATGCACGGGTAAGACCACGCCGTTCAGCCTCAGCTTCGATATCGGCCAAAGCGTTCAAGCGCTCGGTCTCGATCTCGCCGGGCTCGTTCCTGGTACGCACAAAGACAAAGCTCTCAGGTGCGTTGAGCACACTGCGAATGTCGGAACGCAACACGTGGGGAGCGGCTGGCAGACCGAATACCATATCGATGATGTAGACCTCCGCAGCCGTCAGGTCAGGGAAGTCGAGTGGCGTGCGCTGCAAGATCGTCTTCGATGGACGCGACATCGATAACGGCTTGTACTTGGCCACGCAGTTCTCAATCCGATCCATCGCCGCATCATCCAGCGGGACCACGGTCTTTAGACGCAGATGATATTGTTTTTCGGATTCGGCGATATACTGTTGCAAAACCATTGCGCACCTCGAATAGTCGTTGTCCTATTTAGTTGGGGTCTGTATAATACCTTCATGACTATAGAGAGCCTTTCTGCTGCGGTCGAACTGATCGCACTAGCCAATCCCACGCGTTGCAAGACCAATCTCGACCGACGTTTGATCAAGATGCTGGAGGAATTGGGAGAACTCGCGTCGGCGTTTTTGAGCGTGACGTCGATGGAGAATGCAAAAAACAAGACCTGGGCTGACGTGCAAGAAGAAGCGGTCGATGTCCTGATTGTCGGGACTGACATTGCCCTGACACCCTTGGTCGACGAGGATGACCGCGCCATCCAGGAGCGGATCGTCAGATATGCCCGCGACAATCTGCATTCGATTGATCTCGGTTTTAAGCAATTGCTCTGGCGGATCAGCGGGATCAACACGCAACTGGCCGATGTCTATCGCGATGATCCGCAGGTCGCAATATATCTCGGCGGCGAGTTAGTTCGGTATGCGTTTGCCTTGAATCACTTAATCGATCATCCTGCACCAAAACAGCTATGTGGCGAGGTGACACGCAAGATTTTGAAGTGGAAGCGACGGCGTCCCAAGCTAGACTGACTCGGTGGAACCGTGGAAGGGACCCCTATGGCGCGCATGGCTCCGGAGAAAGCATCGCAAACGCCGCGACCGAATTTTCGCTTGATCGTCAAAGCGCGCCCACAACTTCCCAAACGATACATCTGGGAGGTCGTGCACGACGACGGCAATGGCGGGGTGATCACCAACCGGATGTCACCGGATTCCTATATGACGATGGAAGCGGCTTACGAGAAGGGACGGCCAGCGTTGGCCGAAATTCGCGCCCGCTATATGGGAAAGCCAGGATCACCCGACGATCCGTGACAGCGAAGGGTAGCCGCCCGAAGGCGACTACCCCACCGCTACAAGTCTCTAGCGTTCGACCTCGAAGCTGACCTTGGCATTCACTCGGAACTGAGTCACTTGGTTGTTGTCAACCAAACACTCAGCGTTCTTGATCCAAACTGAGCGGATGCCGCGAACGGTCTTACCGACCTCCCGAACCGCCTCTCGACAAGCCTCGTCGAAACCATTGGGCGACTGAGCGATCACTTCGGTACAACGAACGATAGACATTGCGTACCTCCATTGCTGTTGGACGCAACCCTATAATGCGCGAACCGCCATTGGGTTCATGGTCTCGCATTCAGTTTACTCGGACGGGTTCCGCAGGCGACGCAGAATCTCATTGCGATCTTCTACCAGGATCGTACCATCCTCCCCCATCCGGGTCTCGGTCTGGCCGATCGCATGGTTGGTACGCTTCTCGTCAAGTTCGACCCGTTTACGATCCATCGCCAGCTTCATAGCCCGCAACTGCGCGTCACGTTTGGAGTTCTTGGAGGTGATCGCATGGCTATACATGGTCGCGGCGATCTCGAAGATGCCCCGCGCCCTGGGATGATCGATATTGAAGCCATACGACATCAGATCGCGGGCGTGTTGCAGGATTTCACTGTGCAAGTCATCCATCGCTTCGGCATGATCCGTGCCCTCGATCATCGCCAGTTTGGCGGATAGCTCCCGCAAGTGGCTGACAGTCTCATCGGGTGCGGATTCCGGTTCAGGTGAGGGAGGACTGACCTCAACGCCCTTTGCCTTGAGCACGTCTTCCAACGGCTGTAGGTTCAGCATGTCCCCAATGTTTTCGTTGATAATGCCCTTCATGCGACTATTTAGGACGCTTGAACATATCCTTCTCCGTGGCCACGCGGAAAAACCAGCCACGCTTGGCACAATGCTCCACGGCAGCAACGAACTTGGCAGTGTTTAGGATGCGTCGGGCTTCTTTCAGTTTGCTCAACTTAGAGCGGGGTCCACCGAACATGGGTGGCACTTCGTCAGATGGTTTGACTTCGATGACTTCGACGTGCTGCTTGCCGATGCGGTCGATATACACCACGAAGAAGTCAGGAATATACATAGTCTGCCGACCATTGAATGGATTGCGATAGGCAATACCGCTCTCATGCAATGTACGCGTTGGCATCTCTTCGGACATCCATCCAATCACCGATGGATGGTTATCCCAGAACATCATTGCCGAAAGTTCCCAAGAGGAACGATAGGTTATGTTGTGTAGATTAGTCCCCATATATTTCCTGGAATTCTTCGGGACGAATATGCCTTTGGCTGGTGGCATCAAAAAGTGTCGTCGTCGAGAGGCTTTGGCTCGACCCCAGTACGACCATACAGACCGCTGGGACGGTCCGTCGGATATGGACCCTCATTGTAGTACTTATACGGTCCCTGATAGCCAGCCGGACCGGTGTAACCCCAGGATGAACCATCCGGTGCCGTGTTCGGATTGAAACCATATTGTGCCGTTCCCGATTGGCGGGAATTCATCACGCCATAGCCTTGCGGCGTCAGCACAAGACCCGCTGATCTTGCCAATGAACTGACACTGCGGATGGCGGCCGAAGCCAACGTGCTGGTGATCACCTCGCCGACGAGCGTGCCGAAACCAGTGCTTCCCCGAGTGACTCGTGAGTAGGCGACATCATAAGCAGCCCCGTCGATGCCGCGCCGCGAGGCGTTGGCAGCCCCCAGCATCGACATGGCGTTGAGCGCTAACGGATTCCCACGAATCCCCATGTTGAGGGCGGCAGCAAGGGAGGAATTGTTCAATGCCATCTGCCCCAGATTGGCTTGCGAGTTCGGTCCGAACCGGAAATTACCGAACATACCGAGGGAGCCAGTAGCGGCAGTACTGTTGTAGCGATAGTCATTCGCTGGCGCCATGCGACCTTCGGCGGGTGCGAAGGTCGGTGCCGTACCAGTATAGCGATTTTCGGTCTTCTCGAAGTCATGCCATTTGCGCGATTCTTGCGGCGTATCGCTTCCAACCGCCGGCATGACATCACCGTCAAATTTACTCCCAGGAGCAAAAATATCACCAGTGCGTTCTTCGGTGGTCGGTTCTTGCAACTTGTATTGCAAGTTTTCGTACACCACACTCATGCTGATCATTGCAGCGCCGGAATTCTCATAGTCAAGATCATCGGGCTCAAACACGCTGATCCTTGGATTCGTCAACGTAAAGGTGTCCATCTTGGTGCCATACAGATGGTAGATCACGATGGCAGAGAAGTAATACTGTGCCGAAATGCTCTTTTCGTTATGCTGTTGGCCAATCTGCACTGCCTCAGTCGTGCGGCTCTGTTGCCCGGTTTGCGCCTTCAAACCAAAGCCGGTGCCATTTGGGTCAAACTCTTTATGGGTCACATCATAGCTGTAAGCCGTGTCTGCTTCGGGTAGGAAGTCGCCAAAATAGTACGACGAATAGTCCTTCCACATGGCCTGGGCGAGACCTTGGTTATCATCGTAGAATTGTATTCGCACCGGTTGATACTTGACACCAGTATAGATTTGCCGCCGCTTGTTGTATTGGTGCAGTTCCTCGGTCTTAGGATCGATCTTCGGTCGATCCACCATCTTGGCGACGAAGGTGAGGTTCGTCATCGTCTCATGATCAGCGCCGGCTTGGGAGCCGTTGATCATGAACTTCACCAGAAACTGGTGGCGTTGTTTGCCAAAGTTTCGTGAAGTCGCATGAACCTTTTGCGCTTGATGCGGCGAGCGCAGCATCAGCGTGTCACGGGGTGTCGCCATTAGACCATCGCGCTGTTAACGTTGAACAACGGCGGATTCGGCATCAGACCACCGTCCATGGTCGCATTGTCAAACCGAACACTGAGCGTGATCGTCATGGCATCGGCCACTGCATAATCATATGACTCATAGTTGACCGTGGCGAGGAAACAGCCCTCATACCACCACGCTTCTAACACTATTGCATCTTCGGAAGCGGTGCCGCCACCGTCGAGCGATTCCAGCCACATGTCAAACTTATAGTTGGCAGCCGCTGCCGGAACAGTTTGTTCGAAGAAATTCATCTGCCGTTGCAACTGGGCACCGACTAGTCGAGATATCGCGTTAGTAATATCGTCACGCAGCGTGATCTCGATGGTCTCCCAGTTGGCTTTACCGGCATAGTAAGCCGTGCTGTTATATGAATGTACTTCTTGCGGATTGAAGTTGACGTTCGGGCGCCCAGCCGTAATCACCTGCTGAGTAAAGGCGATTTCCGAGCCCGGAATACCAAAGTTACCAACAAACGCCCGGAATCTGTTCTTTACTTTCGGCATCAAGATGCCACCGCGACTGAAACTATCGCCGGTGGGTACGCCAAAATTCTGGAGAGAAGGCATCTCTTTTTTCCTTGTTTTGGAGAAAATTATTCTCCAATGTTATGTCACATAGTTCTTGCGAGTAT